AGCTGGGGGGATTCAATTCGACGGTGAAAAAGAATTAGTTTATGCAAGAACAGCAACTTTACCAGGTCGTGCTATTGAAAATAAACCAGTTAATTATTTTGGTCTTCAATTTAATGTACCAGGTAAAGCAACATATACTGGATCTGAATCATATTCAATTGAATTTTATCACGACGAAAAAGTTGAACTTCGTACAAAATTAGAAGCGGCTTCTCGTGTAGTTTTTAATGATGTATCATCAACTGGTGAATATGGTATGCCGGGAAGGGGAAATATCATTTCTCTTGAAGTAATTGATAGAAAATTAGTACCAGTAAGATTAATCGATTTGATAGGAGTGTCCATTCGAGATATTTCACCCATTGATTATGCGATTGCTGATGGTACTGGTGAAGTTAAGAACTTTACAGTGACCTTTGCATATCATTTTTATGATGATTTTGCTAATTTGCTTCATTCAAATAATTAATAAACAAAATTAGCCATTAAATAATAACAGATGGCTAACCATGTACAAAACTTCCTTGATCGTTTTTCAAAAGACGACGCATTACTTTTACCATTACCTGTTTTTTGGACAGTCGATATTTCTGGTGTAAGTGGCAGTGATATAGCTAGTGCTGTAGGAAATGCAAAAGAAAAGTGGGGATTAGTAAAAGAAATTGATGATTATATAGGTGAAGGAAATATATTAGTAGCACAAGAAATCACCATTCCTAGTGAAACATTAACTGTATTTCCGGTTAATTTTGAAAATTCAGGGGGGTTTTTGCCAGGATATGCATTGAATAATAGGGCAGATTTTAGCAGTAGGTTATTTACAATTAATTTTCTTGAAACTCATGAAGATATTGAACACTTTGTATTTAGACCTTGGATTATTGCTGTGGGTATTGAAGGCTTAGTTTTGACAAAATTAAAAGCAACTATTACTATAAAACAATATGGTAATGATGGAAATTTTAGAAAAGGTTATAGATTTCATAAATGTGTTCCTGTAAATACCGAAGGTGGTGCAGCCTTAAACTACACAAATACAGATTTTATTGTAAAAACAGTTTCATTTTTATGTGAAAATTATGAACAATTACCAGAGAAAAACAGCAAAAGCGCCTCAAACTTTTCCGCGAGTTATTTAAATCCACCAGTAACTCCAATACCTATCCCACAAATGAATAATTCTTCTTATGTATTGCCTAGTAACACCTTATAAAAACAATTTAGTTTTAAGAGAATTTACATTTAATAATTTAATAAAATTAACAAAATTGTGTAATTTCTCCACAAATGAATATGTTTGTGATTTTTTTGATAATTTTATTATAGAGTCCTATAAATATAATGTTATTGAAAAGTGTTATGCATTAATAAAATTATATGAATTGTGTGTCAGTGATACACTAGATTTGGTTACAGAGACACATAATGTAACAATAAATGCAGATTTATTATTAAAATCCATTTTCAATTTAGGTGAAATTAATGCAAAATATAAAATAATGGATGATGGTATTACATATATTTTTGATTTGCCCCATTCTTTCATTTTAAAACCTGCTGATATTTATACACACACAATACAATCAATAATATTATCTTCAGGGGAAACTATTGATTTAAATGATATAACACATACAGAAAGAGAAACTATTATTAATCAATTACCAGCGAAAGCTTATAATGTAATTGTAAAATATGCGGAAGAACAATTAATGAAATATGAAGCAGTTTTAATTAATCCAACTACTAGTTTAGGTGGAAACCCGTTTACAATTAATTTTCTCAGCCCACAAGCATTTTTATTTTTAAAAGGGATGTATTCGGGATATTCATTAGATTATTTTTACGAATTAATTTATACACTATCCCGAAAATTAAATTCAAATTTCATAATTGAAAGGCCTTTTAAAGAATTATTAGTTTATAGTCGCTTATATACAGATGAAATGAAAGAAGAAAATAGTGCATTACAAATCCCAAGTAATAATTAATGTTATGAGTAATCCAACAATTAATGCCTTTTTCGAAAAAATTGAAGCGCTGAATACTAATAAAGTAAGCATTTTTGTTCCCAGATTAAAGAAAAATTTGAAATTTAAACCACTAAGTCTTGGTCAACAAAAAAATCTTATTGCTTCTTTAGCAGATGGGCCAACTGGCGCTGTTCGCTTTACAAGATTATTAAATGATATAATTGTTGAAAACGGTCCTGAGGAAACGTTTTTTGTTATGGACAGGATTCCTATTGTTATTCAATTAAGAATAAATGCATTAGGTGCAGAACTTAAACAAGACGACAAAGTTTATAACTTGAAAGAAATAGTGGAAGCTATTAAAGTAGATGTATATTCTGTTGAAACAGAACCCAAATTTGAAGAATATGGCATTACAATTAATTGTAGTATTCCAACATTAGATACTGAAAGCAAAATTATTTCCAAATGTGAAGATTTGGTTGAGCAACAAAAAGATAATAAATTGAGTGATAATGTTAGTGCTATTTATATTCATGAAATTATCAAATATATTGATTCTGTTGAATTTGATAACGAAAAACTTAATTTTAAAGACTTGAATACACCTCAAAAAATTAAGATTATTGAGAAACTTCCCCTTTCATTAAACAAACAGGTTATCAATTATATCGAAAAATTGCGTGAAATTGAATTAAAATATCTCACCGTTGAAAATGATACGATAGATATTGACCCATCATTTTTTGAAACCGCACATAATAGTTAAATAATTATGTGCCACGAGATGAAAATAATGGAAATAAAGACGATTTATTTAGTCGTTTTATAAAGGTTGTTGATAATAATACACCTGAAAATGCTGATAAAGGTGTACCTAAAGGTGTGATTCCTTCAAATGAAGGTTCTTCTTTTATCCAAAAATCAAAAAAGGAAAAAGTTAAACCAGCTCTCGAAAGTAATGAAAAATCTCGTTTAATAAACATTGCGAACATACTCTTTACACAATTTTTTGAAGTTCAAAAGAAATATAAAGAAGATACCAAATTAACAAAAATATCTCAATTAGCTACAACAACAGCAAAAAAACAATCTCCAATTGATAAATTCAAAGAAAAAATAGATACCAAAAAACCTCTTTCATTATTCAAAATTGCAACTGGTTTACTTGTTGTAGGCATCACAGCAGCAATATATGGAATGATGAATGATAATGCTTTAAGAGGTAGTATGAAAATGCTATCAAAAGTTGGGTTAAAAGCTTCTATGTTATTATTTCAGCGCTTAACAAAAGGATTTATGTCTATGATTGGCGGCGCGGGTAAAATGGCAATGGGGCTATTAAAAGGAACAAAACTTGGTGGAATGCTTTTAAAAATGGGCAAATTCTTTACCCCGCTATTAAAAATTCTTAAAAAAATCCCATTAATAGGAAGTATATTATCTGTTGGATTTGCCATTGCAAGATTTAAAAGTGGTGATGTCACAGGCGGGGTGATTGAAATTTTGGCGGGTTTAAGTGGATTATTGAATTTAATACCAGGTGGTACAGTTGTAGCTATTCCACTAGTATTAGGATTTGATGCATTAAATGCTTGGCTAGATATGAAAACTGCTGGTAAAACAGGCAGTGAAAAATCTAAAGCAAAATTAGATATTCTAAAACAAATAGGAACATGGATTGGTCGTAAATATATGAAAGCGGCACCATATATGCCTATAATTGGCACCTTTATAAGATGGGGCAAAGCATGGCAAGCTTTGAAATCTGGTAATGTTTTATATAGTCTAAGAGAATTAATTAATGGGTTAATTACTTTTGCACCTGGTGGTGGTGCTCTTGTATATGGATTTGAAACACTTTTAAGTTTGTTTAATGAAAAAGAAGAAAAAGGAAAAGGGAAACCTTCCAAGGTTTCTTGGATACAAAAAGTAAAAGATTGGATTAAAAAGAAATTAAATGATTTACCATGGGCATTAAGGAAACCATTAGAATTTTTTGGTATAATATCTGATGAAGATAGTAAAGAAGGCGCACCAAAAGAAGAACAAAAGAAATCAGAACCCGCAGTAGCCAAAGAAGCAGAAAAAAAAGCAACCTCTACACCTTCACCAACTCCTTCTCCATCACCTTCTCCTTCTGTTGCACAAGTTGCGGTAGCAACATCAATAACACCTCCTGTTGCACCGCAAACACCAATAATGCCAGAATGGCTAAAGCCAGCTGTTAAAGACCAAACAGAGCCGCAAACACCAATAATGCCTACATTTGCTCTTAAAGACCAAACAGAACCCCCCGCATGGAAAATGCCAGGTTTTGATGAAGAATTGCGCGACCGAAGAATAGCGGCTCTTGCTGAAATAGCTTCAATAAATACTGAGTATAAAAATGAAGAAATGCGTCGGGCATTTATTAAAGGGAGTGAAGAAGATTCTGTTGTTACTGCTGCTTTTGGTACAGTAAAACAGAGAGAAATGTGGGCTGAAAAATATAAAAGACAAGAAGAAGCAAGAAAAAAACAAGAGGCTGCTCGAAGACAAGGGGGCCAAGCAAAACCATCTGATTCTTCATTAAGTGCATTACATAATTTGAATAAACTTCAATTTATGAATGTCAAATTGTTACAAAATATTTACAATGCTATTGTGTATGGTAATAAACAACTCGTTGGAGCTATATCAAAACAACCAGTAAGTACAACACCACAAACAAATACACAAGTTGCTAACATACCAATGAATACTATGGATTCTCCCACATTACCTATAAACGCAAATGATAGGATATCTTATGCCGAATCCCCATATTCAATGGCATAGCTTAAATATTATTGATGGCGGAATCTAAGTCATATAATGTTGTAAATGGATATGATTGGACAGTGGTACCAAGAGACTCTTCTTTAAGAAAAAAGGCTCCCGCTGTATATGCTACATCCTATCTTATTAATACAAATCAAATTATGCAATCTATACAAGGTTATATAAACTTGTTTAAAACAGATCCTAAAACTTTTTATGAAAGGATGTATCAAGCAACAAAAGAAGATGATTTTATTTTTCCATATTTTGATGATAGTGTTAGAGGATTTCAAAATAATTTTAGCGAAACATATTCGGGGGGAATTGCGGGTAATGCAGGGGATATGCCAGGTGCGGAACTTTTAGGTGGTGCAAAAACGTTGGCAGATTCAATGGCAAATTTAGTTTCACAAGGTGCTGCTTTTTTTAAAGGTAATCCAGGGTCATATTTAGAAGTCCCAAAATTTTATCAATATGAAAACACAGACGAACCATTAAATGTTACGTTTAATTTAATTAACACTATTACTGAAGATGAATGGAAACGAAATTATGAATTGGTAACTAAATTAACCGATATTTGCAGACCACATCGTAAATCTGCCGCAACAATAGATCCGCCGCGTTTATTTAAAGTTCGTGTGCCTGGCTATCGTTGGATGGAATGGGCATATGCATCATCATTTAATGTTAAATTAAAAGGAACAAAAAGAATGATTGAAGGCAAAATTGTTCCTGAAGCTTTTGAAGTAAATATGACGTTTACATCATTGACTATCGAAGTTAGCAACTTTCTTACACAATCTCTTTAATGAAAAAATTAGGACAATTTCAAAATGATGTTTCAAGTTTAGAAGAATTAGAAATTCTAAATTATGAGAGAATTTTTAAAATTTATCAAAAAACAAATAATGATAAAAATTTCTATTTTTATAATATTCTCAAAAAAATAGAATTACCAACAGATATATCTTCAGATATATTACAACATTATTATGTAGAATCGAGAACAGCGTTGCCTCTTTTATCTTATCGAATTTATAATGATTTGAAAAGTTGGTGGATTTTATTTCTTTTAAATAAAGAAAAAATAGTGGACCTTTTTTGGGTGAATGGTGGAACACAATTGAAATATTTGACAGAAGCAGGTCGACTTCTTGTTCATAATGAATTAACAAAACAAATAGAATTATATGGCCGACACTATTAGTACAGTTTTAAGTTCACTAAGTTCCACAAATCTTTCTGCTTTTTCCGTTGTATCACCAAGTGTAACAGGAGAACTCATACCATTAAACTTAAATATGGGGTTTGGTGGAGGAGGTTCAGGTGGCGGTTCCAGTAATTTGCAAGGTAAAACACTTATGGGTGGAAAACCTGTAGGCAATATTTCATCTGCAATCGATTATTCCCCAACACAAATTAATGAGGTCCAATATAAATACATCTATTCTGTTACGAACGCTGATGGGCAAGATATTGGATTTTCCCGTGTTGCAGTAAAAGGTGTTAGTTTCACAGATAACATTTTTAATCCTTTTTTAACGGACGCAATGATAATGGTGGTTAATCCATTAGACTATGCAGAAAGTAATTATTTGCAACGTGGAGATGGGAGAGATTTATTTAGATTTGCATTAAAACCTGATAATGCAAAAGATGAACAAAAATTAGAATATGAATTTATTATTAAAGACGAGGTTCCAATTGTAAAAAGAGGAAATCGAATGGATAACTTAAAATGTTACCAATTAATTGATAAAAACTATCAACTATTAAACGAATCAATTCCGCAAGGTGTCAAATTTAAAGGAAAGGTTGGCAAAATTATAGAAGATATCATTAAAGAAAAGATTGGTGAGGAGGTTATTGGAGAATTTGAATACGGAGACCACGAAATTGATATAAATCCAGAGTATATTATTCCGCCAGTTTCTTTTAAATATGTAGATTTAATTTATTATTTGCTTAAGATATATTATTATATTGATGACGGGCTTCCAGTAAGAGGCATTTTGAATTATGATAGGATAGCAAAAAAATATAATTTATTACCTTTGTCTAAAAGTTTTTATAAAAAGAATAAAGAATTAGCAAAAGAAGCCTTTCTTTTAGGTGATATGACAAATAAAATAGAACCTAATCCAAACAATCCGCCGCCAGATGCAGAATTTACAACGTTTACTGGGTTTATTCAAGGCTGTAAATTTAGTACACCGATGACAGACTATTCAAATACATTTTTCTTAAATTCAATTGTTCATGGATATGACCCGGTTCTTGGTGAACACATTTCAACACAAATAAGATTAAAAGATTTAAAGGAACAATGGAAAACAAAATTTGTGGATGTCTTTTCGTGTATAGGTGGTAAACCAAAACCATTTTTACCATTAAATAAACAAAAGAAAATAAACATTTTTAAGACATATAACCTGCCATTTCATCCAGAAAAATCTGCAAATATTGTAACCGCAGAAATGATAAACATGTTTGTATTTTACAATATGCAAATTGAATTTCCAATCATTGGTGATGTAAAAAGACAATCTGGTGTTTTTGTCGATGTTGTAAAGCCTAAAAATGATAAAGCAGAAGTGGATAAAAAAATGATTGGTAGGTGGTTTGTTACAACTATAAAACATGATTTCTTTTATGAATCTTATAGTAATAATATAATAGCTGTAAAAACGTATACAGGTCCAAACACAGATATAAGCGACGATGTTGATTAAAGATAATAAAATAGAAAATCTTAGAGTTGTAGAAAGAACAAAATCTCAAGTTGAAAAATTAATAAGCAATTTGAGCATACTGGGAAACTTTACAGACGAAGACAAAGAAATAACCGAAGAATACAAAAAAATATATGAGTTAGGATTAGATCAACTTAAGGTGTTTATTGACAAATTAGAAGAATTGGGCCCTAAATTAGATGAATACACAATTTTGTATTTTACAGAACAATTATTAAATGGTCCCCTTGTATTGAAAGTTATTGAATATACTAATAATTTATCAAAACCATATTGGAAAAAATCCCCCGATATAATGGGCGTTACAGGTAATACAGGGACAGATAACTCTTCTGTTCCGGTTTTTGCAACTGGTAAATATGCTCTTAATATAAACACAGATGTATATAATAAACTGCCTAAATTTATGCAAAACAATTTAAAAGGTTTAACTCGTGTTACACAAGATATTTTTACTGATAATATGAACACTGCAACAATAACCGATAATACATTGCCCATTGTTGATAAAAAACCATTTTTAAGAATTTCTAATGAATCACAAACCGATCATAATTATAATCCACATGGAAATTATCTAGTGAAAGATGTTGGGTTTGATTTGACTATAAAACAAATTTCAAAACAAATATTTGAATTAGTAAAAGAATTTCTTGGAGGGGAGACATTTCGTTTATATGATTTCAAAAAACAAATTAATGCGTATGACTCAGAAAAGAATCCAAATACGACAGGCAAGGTTCTACTCGAAAGAATTCTTACTTGCGATGATACGCAAAGGGTAACAATAAAAACGGATGTTTTAGGCAATACCTACGACAGTGAAGAACGTCGCAAAGCCGAGCTAAAAATTCCAAGTAAAGATAAAGATAAGAAGTTTAAATTACACACAGTTAAAGGCCAATTAGGTTCTGGTGAAGAGGTTAAAAAAGAACCTATTGATAGTTAATCGACATCAATAATTTTTTTAGGAGAATCAATCCGCAGTGTTGATTCTTGTTGTGCAAAAAGATGTTTCAGAATTTCTTCACGAGAAAAGGTAATTCGGGTTTTTTCATCCCCTCCAATAGCAAGTCTTTCTTTTGCTTTTATTTCCATTTTCTTAAGCTTTTGGGAAGTTCTGTTTTTTTCACGAGAAATATACAACTTATTCAACGCATCAATAGCCGCACTAGATGCTTTGATTAATTCTGCAAGAGCTTCTGCAGCCTCTGGATCTGTTGCATCAATATCTTCCGTAGCATCAACCGCACGTTGAATTAATTTAGATGCATTATCAATAAGAAACTGTTCAACATTATCAGGTGTAATATTAAGTTCTCTAGATTGCTTCTTAACTTCTTGTGTTGTGTTTTGTAATTGATTTACAATATCATCCACAATATTATCTAAGAAATTATCTTCCATAGAATTATTTATATTGAAAAGAAAAGAACGCCCTTTATAATAGTTATATGGTAGAAATCAAACTTATTAAAATACATCCAGATGCTATTTTGCCAACACAAGCACACGAAGGAGATAATTGTTGGGATATTTATGCATGTGGAGATACATTAATTCCTGGTTCAGAAGCTATGGGTGGAGGTTTTGTAACACCAGTTAAAATTGGCAAAGCAGTTGTCCCTGTTGGGTTAAAAATTGCTTATATTACCCCAGGATATGGATTAGTTTTTAGAGGTCGAAGTGGATTGGCATTCAAACATGATTTGAGAATTCATCCGGGGGAATTGGACAATTTTTATAGGGGCGACATGGGAGTAAAACTCTATAATTTTTCTGCAAGTAGTTATCAAGTTAAAAAAGGAGATAGAATTGCACAAATTAAAATTGAGAAAAATTATGATGCTTCTTTCGAATTTACAGATACTGTAGATGAAACTACTAGAGGCGAAGGTGGATTTGGTTCAACAGGAAGATAAAAATGTCATTAGATTTCAAAGGGCTCTGGGTAGAAAAATATAGACCACAGACATTAAATGATTTAATCATTGATGAACGTTCTAAAGCAGTTTTATTAGAGTGTATTTCTAAAGGTGAAATTCCCCATTTATTATTCGCGGGATCACCAGGAATTGGGAAAACTTGCGCTTCAAAAATAATTGTTAATGACATTCTTAAATGTGATTACCTCTATATCAACGCATCTGATGAAAATGGTATTGATACAATAAGAACAAAAATAGCGGGATTTGCACAAACAAAATCATTTGATGGAAAGGTTAAAGTAATTATATGTGATGAAATGGATGCGCAAACAGCCCAAGCACAAGCTGCAATGCGTAATATGATGGAAACATATTCCAAGTATACACGATTCATATTAACAGCAAATCATAAACACAAGATTATTCCCGCTCTTCAATCAAGATGTCAAGCTATAGAACTTAAACCAGATTTAAAACAAACTGTAAAAAGATGTTATGAAATACTAGCAAAAGAAAATATAAAAATTAATTCAGAACAAAAATCTAAATTTGTTGAATTAATAAAATTGAAGTTTCCTGATATTAGATCAATTATAAACGAACTTCAGAAAAATAGTATTAGTGGAAGTCTAGATATACTTAACATATATGTTAGTAAACAATTACTAGAAAAGATTTTACAATGTATAAAAGATAAAAGTTCATTAGAATTAAGGAAATATCTAATTGAACATGAAGAAGAATTTCAAGGAGATTATGATAATTTAATGACAGAATTTCTGAATTATCTATATGAACAGCCTTTGAATGATTTGAAAAAGAAAGAAATGATAGCTATAATTGCTGATCATCTTTTCAAGGCGCAGTTTATTTTAGATAAAGAAATTAATTGCTTTGCTTGTTGGATTAATTTAGAAAAGGTTTAGTTTCTCTTAAAATAATTCGGATCATCAGGGTTGTCCCAAGATTTTCTAGGTGGTTTGGGTTTATTACCACTGCGATCAAAAAATAGCGGATTAAATGGATTTTTTACATCTCTCGGATTTGGTTTTATCACAGTTGTTGTTCCGCCAGATGAAGCTTTATATGTTTCCCCACCATGCATTGAATCCCAATAAGATTTCATATCTTGTAGTAATTCATCCATGTTTTTAATTTGGGAATAATTTCTTGTGTTAAAATAACCTTCTATAAAATCATAAAATCGATATTTTAAGCCTTCTGAAAATTTATCATCTCCAGTATACATATCATCATATAATTCAGCTAACAGTTCTTGATCTTTTTTTTGCATTGTTTTTATTCCCAATCCGATCCTATATATGTTCCTTTTTTTATGGTTGATTGTGAAGATTGTTGCGGGGATTGTTGTTCATTATGTTTTTGTTTTGCAATATTAATTAACCATGCTTCGGCTTTATCTGGTCCTAATGTTCTTGCAATAGAATTTATTTTGTTTATTTCGTCCTGGGAAAGATCACTAAGAATTTCTAAATAATCATGAATTTCTATGCCCCCTTTATAATATTCACCTTTTGTTTCAGGCATGTTTTTTTGAATTGCTTCGATTCTTTGTTGGACAAAATTGTTTGTATTTTGTGGAAGTTGATCACGATTACAACTTACAGCACCCATTGCTGTTGCACCCATAAGCCCAGCCGCCAGTGCTCCTTTCCAATTTAATTTTTCAGAAAGTATTTGTTCATATGCTTTGGCTAATAGTTCTTGATCTTTTTTTTGCATTATTGTATATATCTGCTTGTTGCAGGTGCTGGAGGTTCATTTTCACCTACATATTCTGGCTCCATTGATTCCCCTTCTGCTGTGGATGTGTTTGAAGTTATTTCGGGTACTGTTTTATCCAAATGATAATCATAAACTAAATCTTGAAGAACACTTTGCATATCTCCGGTAACTGTATTACCATTTTCATCTTCAGCAAAAACATATGTTGTACCCTGACTGCCTGGTGTTGTGACGGCGACAACAAAGAAAAAACGGCCGTCGGGCATCCGAGCTGCATAGGTATTTGCTCTTTTTACTTTTCCAAAAGAAAGTATTCGATGGGCGCGATTATATCGTTTTTGAAGACCTTCTAACGATGTACTTTCAGGGTCAAAACCTTCTTCTTGTTCAAAAGACGTTTCTTCATCTTCCATTGCATGATTTAAACCATTAATATCTGCGATATCTGCTGCTTCAACCTCCCGCAATCTTGCAATTACTTCATCTCGATTAGCAACACCGCCTTCTCCATCTTGAACCAATTCTTCTTCAATTCCATATTGGTTAGCTAAACGTATAAGTTCCCCATCGGACAATGTTTCGAAAGGAAAATCTGGTCCGTGATCTTCTGTGTATATTTTTGAATATCTTTCAGAAATTAATTGTGCATCTTTTTTATAATTGCTCATGTTATTATTTAATTAAAATACCTTATCTTCTTGCATTGCACTGTCAATCATTTCTCTCCACTCTGATACATTAGAATATAACCATTCCGTTCGTGGGGGTATTACCCATTCAGGGTATATTTTATCAGCATCGCGCCAGCAAAATCCTTGATTAGCCAACCATTCTAAACGTGTAGTATCGGAAATATTTGTTTCTTCCTCTTCAAGATCAGCATCTTCAGGTGTTTCTGATTCAGGTATTTCTGGGTTTTGGTTTATTAAATCACGCTGTTCTTTTCTTTTAACCCAATCAGGCATATCTTCTTGTTCGATTGCTTGTCTTGAATCATTAACATTTTCTGTTATTGCAATATATGCTTTTGCAAGAGCATCATTATCTTTCATGCTTTTATTATGAAATGTATTCATAAAAATATTTAGTATTTAATTGAAAAATATTATAGGCTCTAGAACCTATAATCGCATATATAGCCTCTAGAGCCTATATTTTATCCCCCCTTTGATATCAATTTTTGATATCAATATATTTCTTAAATTTCATGATAATGCATCGATTGATGTTCTTGTGATTGCACTGTTGCGTTCTCATAACCAACATCATAACCCGCATCCCATGCAGCTTTTAACATATGTTTAATTTCAATATCTTCACCTTCAGGATCGGGGTGTTGCTCATACCATTTTTCAAATTGTTCATCTGATGTTGGTATCGCCGGGCGTGAATATTGATCATATTGTTCCGAATATAAATCCGCCAAATTTCTTTGATCTTGTTTAGTGTATGGTTTCATTATTTATACTCTTTCAAACCTTTAAGATAGTCTTTTGTATATGAATTAACTTCTTGTGATGGTGTCGCAGGTTTTGAATCAATAGTTGTATTGGTATTTTTTAGCACATAATCAGATGTAGTATATTTCCCATCACCTTTATCTGTTACATTTGTAATGGCTTTATCATCTGTTTTGAGTTCTTTGGGTTTAATATCAACAGGATGTTGTTTACGAGCGGCATCGGGAATTGGCGGTAAATTGGGATAAAATGTTACAGGTTCGACAATGTCAGTGGGAATAGATGCATAATGTGTATAACGACCGCCGCCATTATCCAATGCAATATCTAACATAACATCCGTATCTGCAGTATCTGCATTTGCGGGATATCTAGTTGGCATTTGATCTCTAATACCAACCACTCTCACATGTAATCCAGAATCAATCATTTGGTCTAATAATTCTTGAACATTTTTTCCAAGAACTTTATATGATTCAGAAGATTTGAAATTATCATTAAATTTCAGAACATTCCCCACTTCAAATCCGCCACGTTGAAACTTTTTCATGTAGCTTTCAATAAGTTTTAAATAACGACGCTTAGCCATAAAATTATTTATCACCTTGTAGTGGGTCAATTAAATAATTTTAATGGCAAATGTAAAATTAAAATCTATTGGTGTTTCTGATAAAGACGCCCAAAGTATAAAAAAGAAATATCTTTACAAAGATGTGCTATTAGATTTAAAACCAGAATATTCATATAATGCACAATTTAATAAACAAGAAAGATTAAAAGATATTGATGTGTTATATGATGTAGAAGCAGTTAAAAATAGTATTGTAAATTGTTTCTTGACAATACCCGGCCAAAAAATCCTCAATCCTTTATTTGGTATGGATTTAAGATCTTATGTATTTGAACCAGTTAATAATTATACAACAGAATTAATTCGGCATGACATCACAGACCGTCTTCCAAAAATGGAACCAAGAATTACTATTGAAAATGTTTCAGTTGAAGCAAATATTGATGAACAACAATATGATATTATCATGCAAATAAATGTTCCTAGTCTTGATGTATATGGATTGAGTCTAGAAGGTAAATTAAATAATAATGGATATACATTGATATAATGAGTACAACAACAGACCAATTTACAGATTATCAACTTCCTTCCGATGCATATGTTGCATTTGATGCGTTATCATTAAAGGATTTCATAATAAATCGATTAAACGATAATTCATCTTTTACTGACCAAAATTATGAGGGAAGCAATCTCGCTGCGTTTATAGATATAATTGCATATTCATACCATGTATTGTTATTTTATTTGAACAATACAGCTGCAGAGGGAATGTTCAATCAAGCAACCCTTTATGAGAACATGAATAAAATCATTAGTCTCATAAATTATAAACCAACAGGCAAACAAACCGCATTGTTATCTATAAATGCTTCCGCTGATTCAAATCTTATCGCGGGTGATTATACAATTCCAAAATATTCATTTTTCATTGTCGATGGCATCCAATACACATTTAATAAAGATTATTCATTTACAAAGCTTACTAACAGTGTAGAAGATTTAACTGAATTAACAGATACAGTTATTTTATATCAAGGTACAATTGGTGAGTATCCAAATTATACAGCAGAAGGTGAAGATTTTGAGACATTAATAGTTGTAGTTGATAATGTTGTTGATGAAACAGATCAACGATTTATTGCTGGTGATACGATTTCTGTTTATGTAAAAGAAGCCGCATCAGATACATATTATGAATATACAGAAGTGGAAAATCTGTATTTATCTGAACCTTCAGAACGTGTTTATGAACTTCGTTTAAATGAAAACGGACATTATGAAATTAAGTTTGGAAATGGTAAATCAGGAAAAAAACTAAGTGAAGACGATATTGTCAAGGTCTTTTATATCTTGAGCGATAACCTCAAAGGTGTAATAAATAAAGCGCAATTAAATGGCAATCGTCTTAATCGATTTGCTTCTGAAACATTCAGTGAAATCTATAATGATATTACACCAAATATTGAATATCTAACATTAATAGACAAGACAAATAGTTCATATTTATCATTTGCAAATACAAGTAATTCTACTGTTCCAAGTGAAGAAGAAACAGTAGACGATTTAAAAGTAAATGTTCCGAGAATTTTTTCATCACAATTAAGATTAGTAACTGAAGCTGATTATGAAGTATTTCTACAAAAAACATTTCCAAATCTAATTAATTCAATAAAGGTTGTTAATAATGAAACATATATTAATGGTTATATTCAATACTTTTATGATATCTGTGTTGACCCGGGTAAAACAAATCGTGCAATAATCAATTCAGTTAATTTTGCGGATAGTTGTGATTTTAATAATATTAATATCTTTGTAGTTCCGAAATTTACAATTACTGAAGATGAATCCTACCCTCCATTTCTATCAACAAGTTTTAAACAATTAATAGTTGATACAGCTACACCCAAAAAAATGATTTCAAATGAAGTAGTCCCACGGGATCCCATTTACAAAACATTTGATATTGGATTTTCAAACAATATAACAGGGGTTCTAAATAAAGATGAAATTATTACAGATACGAAATTATATATTGTTCGTGAAAACAAAAGCAAAATTAATAAATTTACAATAAGATCACAAGTTATAGGTTTAATAAGAGATTTTTTTGGTGCGGATAATAATGAACTCAGTAGCCCATTGTTGTTTTCATCATTAACATCAGAAATTCTAAGTTTGAATGGTGTAAAATCAGTTTATACAAAAAATACAGAACAAAATGTAATTTTTAGTGGGTTGTCGTTTATTGCGTGGAACCCATTATATCCTGATGATGATATTGAAATTGTAAATCAAGATACAACACTACCTTATTTCATGTTTCCATATCTTTGGAGACCAAATTCCCTAATTAACAACATCGAAGTAATTGATGAGTAGTACTCTTACAGAATATGTTCCTTTTATTGTTTATGATTATACTGGAAATTCGGTATTATCTTCTTACGATTTAAGCATTACACCTTTTACTTTTATTCCTTTTTTACCAACAGGTTATAGTGATCTTATTATTAATTGGGATTTTGGTGATGGTAGTGTGTGCACATCTTTAACCGCGGAACATTATTATAAGTATCCTGGTGTTTATGATGTCAAGTTATTTGTAACGAATTGTGTAAATCAGACAAAATATTCGAGTTACACAACGAGCGTTTCAGTATTTGAATATTTTCCGAATACAATACAAATTTCAACAAGTTCTGGTAATTGTTTAACTGCATATAACGGTCAATTTACTGAGGGATTAATATTATACCAACAAGTAAATAAAAATTTTGAAAATGTTGATATTTTTTATAATGTTTTAAGTTCAAATACACAAAATTATTTTTCATTATCTTCATTTAAATATAATCATTTATTGCTTTATCATTGTTTATATACAAAGGATTATAATAGTGTATTGGGTTCTTATGAGTATAATGAAATTGATAAAATTGCTATTACTGGTTCCCCAATTTTTGTAAAATTGGATAATACAAATACTATTGTTCATTGTTTATCAACTGAAGCAAATAGTGTTTTTATTGGCCATAGTGGAACTGAAACCGTTTATTATAGAGATGACCTATCAGGCAATGTTAATTTAAATATGTTTTTTGATAAAACACAAGTATATACAAGATTATTTGCTGACCAATATGGAGTTACAAATTATCACAATGTTGCACAAATGGTGGTTCCTATTACAATAACAGTAAACCCCAATGTAAATTATTTTTCAATTACATCAACTGGTTTAGATGGTGAAGGAAGTGTTTTGAGTAGTTTTAATTTAACACCATATAAATTTAAAAAGACAAAAATTCCCTTTGTTATCAAAGTAAAAGATACAGAATATTATTCAGTAAAGAATTTTCCTACACTTAGTTCCGTTTCCATTGGACTAAGAACGGCAACACAAAGTTTACCTGCAACATTTTCTTACACAAATAACTTAAACGCTCTAAGCTCTGGAGGATATATATTGGGTGAATTTGAATATGATGATGTAACAACACTGGCGATTTCAGGTTGTTATCTATCTGCTTATGGCAATATAACGAATTTTGATTCAGTTTCGTATACTATTAGTGGTGTATCAACTACATTTACAATCTATCCCCACAATTACTATCAAATATATAAGATTAATGAAGATTATGATATGGCAAATGTGTTTAAAACACTAAGATTTCAAGAATTTTTATTAGATGATACAGTTTTATTTGATGATTACATCAAATCTATTTTTGGGGATGCTAATAGTGATTATAATGCACTTGGTAAAAAACTTTATGAACGTATAACAAACATTGTTGATAATAATCAATTTGTTGATACCGCAGAAATTGATGCATTGCAAAGTATGGCAGAAATGTTATATGCATATAATAATCAATATAGCCAACCCAATTTAAATTGTCCTTCTGAAATTAAAAGGTTGATTAATATTTTATCTGTTCGTAATGCGAGATTATTTGGGCAAGCCAATCAATTTACACAGAATTTTGATCCAAAAGGATATTCTACTAAAACAGAATATGGGAAAAACCTTGGTAATCAACTTAATACGGCAACTTATATAATAACAGCAGGAACAGATATTGTTGCTCTTGAAAAGTTTAGTAATACATATAACCTTCTTAATACGCGTCAACCATTAAGTTCCTCACCGACACTTAGTAGTTTATGTTTTCCATTATCAACTTATGATACGACATGGGGATGGCCATTAATATTGCCACCGGATTATGAATATCATGATTTGGATAATTTTTATGTGTTTTTCGAATATAATTCACAAATTGATGGGACATTGTTTAACAATATAATCGATTTTAATAATTCATTAACAACAGTTTTATCAACATATAACAGACAAAAATATTTTGCGGAAAACGATATTTTTGAAATATTAATAGCAGATACACTGTATAATTCATTATCATTGTACAGCGCATAAATATTTTTAATGGCATTTAATTATAACAGAGGATTTCAAAGCATTCCGCAATCTATTACTAATTCTAATGTTGCAGATATAAATGCACTTGATAAAAACGCACCATTTTCCTTTTTGGAATTTATTAATATAACAAAAAATATTGTATATGAGACTTCTGCATTATTAAATTATTATAACTTTTATATTAACGAATGGAATAGCGTTTCATCAACAACACCCGAAACAAAAAATGTAACTATTCAAACAAGATATGTTGATTTTCTTAAAGAAATAACATTAAATTATACAAATAATGCAGAACGACGATTTTTATCTTCGATTGATTTTTCAAATAGAGCAGATTTAGATATAGCTCTTGGTTTCTATTCCAAAAAAATAATAGAAATTATAAATTATTATAAAAACGTTCGGGAAGATATAAAATATGAATTAACACGTAAAAAAGTTAAAGGTTCAAATATAGGCGCTGAGAAAAAATTAAAAGAAGTTATAATTTCATATTTGGATGGTCATTCATATAAGGGACAGTCGTTTTTAATTGAAAATGTTGAAAATAAATTAAAAATTGAAATTTCTGAATTATATGATAACAAAGCAGATTATTTCAACCAAACACCTTCAGATGTAGACTATGGCAGAAAAACATTAGACTACGGACAAAACATTTTTCTTGAATCAGATGCAAATTTAATCGAAAACATCTTTTCTGATGTTTCAGCTTTTATTGCAACATATAAAGAAACAGACCAATTATTTGATAGCAAACGACAAGAAACAACAAAATATATTGGTACAGACTTTTATTATCTATCAACAAATTCAAACAAAAATTATGTTTTAGAAAAATTATTTACAGCTGATAACCCTGCGGGTAATTTCATTAATAGAAATTGGCCAACAACCGCATCTGTAATATCACAAAATTTCAAGACAAAATACGAAGTAGGTCATTTTAATCCCGTAAATACAAGCCTTTTGATAATTAATTCAAAGTCGCATGATTATTTTATTAACACAGATTATATTGAAGCTGATTCATTATATGTCTTCCCAGACCCTTCTTTATATGGCAATGATACAAATGTTTTTAAATTTGTTATTGATGATTCTCTTTTCAAACGAAATATAACATCAGGCAAAGCAAGCAATCAACCAAACACTACTAATTTACAGACATCTCTATTTGGTTACAAATCACAAACAGTACCAGATGTTTCTCTTAATCGCAATTATAATTCACTTGCAAATATAGGTTATGTTGACCAATTACAAACAGATTTATATGGTAATCAATTTGTTCTTATTAAAAATAATAATAATTTTCAACAAGTTATAGAACAAAACAACCCTGATAGGCCATATGTAAAAGAATTATTACTTGATGGTCATACATTTTATGATTTATTATTTGCGGAAGGATTTTCATATGATTATACAACATATGATAATACAACATATGATGATGTAATACGTTCTGGATTATCTTCATATACAAATAACTATATTTTAAGTAGTTTACCATATTATCTTTTCATGAGGTATTTTAAACCTTATGAAGAATTGGATATTCCTACTATAACCTATGATGTATCTCTTTGGGACGGAGCGTTTTTTGAATTGGAAAATTATCCATTATTAGACCCTGTTTCATCAGATTTATCAGCTTTTTCTGGTTCTGTTGCTTCGTTTTATTATACAACATTAAAAGAAGCTGGTATATCAAACAATTCACCTATCATTCGGGGATTAGTAGATTCATTATATCCATCACAAACTGCTAGTTTTGCATTTGAATTGGGCGGCGCAGAAACAGGTGTTGATGTTATTGAATGTGGTTATTTCTCAGACCAATATGAATTTCAATTAGATTTTGAAGAATATGACTAATGTACAAACATATTTTGAGCGACAAAAATTAAGCGGAATATTGTATATCAAAAATATACAAAATAATACCGCATTACCCATTTTACAACAAATGTCTTTTTTGAATCAAAAATATGATTCGGAAATTCTATTAGAATTGGATAATAATGTTTTATCATTTGAAATTTATAGCGATGTTCTTTTCATAAAAACAGATAATTATATTATTATCGAAAAAATGGTATATGAAAATGGCGGGTTTGTAACACCTAAAACAGATAATAACATTATTCAATATAATACACATTCATTTAATAAACCAAGCAATTTTGTTAAAAAAGATTTTAGTTATTATTTTGTATTGCTAGATACACTAGAAATAACCCCGCTTAGTTCTACAGATATAACATTGTATCCAAAAATTTATAAATTTGACATTTCTAATTATGAATTAGAACAATTGTGGCCTATATCTAATGCTGATATAACATCAACCTTTCAAATTAATAATGGCATTCAATATATTGAAGCGTCTTCTGTTAATTTAACACATAGTGAAAATAATGATGTTTTTGGTTTGTCTTATATTATAAACGACCAGAATAAATTACCATCAATGGTGCATCATATTATTGATATAAAATCAAATATAGACTTTATCAAATCTACAATTTATACACCACATGATGAATCTTATTCTTTAATAACTAGTTATAATAGCAATTTAAATAGTGTTGGTTATGTTCCATTGTCTTCAACTGCACCACAATTTGATGCTGCAACAAACGAATTAATATTTTAATGAATACACATACATATAGCATTCCTTATACTTCTTTATCTGCAACAACAGAGCTGCCTGTGTATTTTTATGATCGAACGATTCTTGATGTAAATATACAAAATTTACCAGAAGTACCGTTAATTCAAAATATTCATGTAAATTGGGGTGATGGTATTTCGGAAACATATGCAAATAGATTTTATAAATTTTATCGTACAGATAGTATTTTTGCCGAATTAACTGGAGGTAAAATAACATCTATATATGCAGAAACAATGAATCATATTTATGATATTCAATCTGATTCCGTTTTTTCAAGATTATCATGTAATGTGGTTATTGATTATGTAAATGGTTATTGTCAAACTTTTACTCAACCAATCGTATACAAAATCAATGAATTTCATGATGCTATCAAAGAATTGAAATTGCAAAATATTCAAGTTTTACCAAAAGAAGCCAACCCTATTAAATCAGTTTATATTACTGAGACCGGTTACGTTATAGAGAATACCAGTCCATAAATAATTATATGGCATTAATAAACAATAAACTCTCTGCTTTTCAACCGGAGAGTTATGTTTTAGATTTAAATACAATTAATCTCAAACAGAGTAAAAAAGTATTTACTGGTGGCTATTCATTCAATTTTGTTGATGCATTAAGTGGTGTTCGTTCTGCACATATGCAGAATTATGATACATTTTTTCTTACACAACCATTAAATTTAGAAGATTATATAGATTACCGAAATACTAGTATTTCCTATAATAAACTCTTTTCATATTTAAAAATTGGTGAAGAATATATTAATTTTACAGCTATAAACGATGATGCTTTTATAGCCAATGATGATTATACTTCTGCGTTAAAATATGGTTATTATTCTTTTGATGCAACGCAAACAAATTCATATTTAATTGAATTTGTAAACAACACATATTGTACTATATCATATTTCAAAGAAGAAACTGGTGAAACGTTTGTTCTAGCAGAGAGTGGCAGTAATATCTGGTTTGTACAATCACAATTTTTATCGGGGTGGAATTATCAATTTCCATATACAATAGATAATAATTATTATCAATTGTTTTTATATGCTAATCGCGGCGGTGAAAATTATATTATTGAAAAACAAGGCGGTGCACTAGTAGCATCAACAAATATTAATTCGGTTAGTTCGGATTATATTTTGACACGATTTTTTACAATTGATGATGTTAATATAATAGATTATATGGGCAAAACTGGTGTGTCTTATATAACATATAATAATAATTTTAACATCAACGATGGCAAATCCGCGTTTAACCTGAAAAACAACTACTTGTTTTTCAAAAATGCTTATACAACCAATTCTTTGGTTAGTTTAGTGGCATTAAAAAATCAAGTTTCTCGTTTAGGAGCACACATTGCGGGAAATTCTTTATTATCAGCTGTCGATGCAGATGATAATCTTACAGTAGAAAAACAAAGAGATTATACATCAGTTTTTAATTACCAAACAAACGAATTGGGCCTTAATTATGTATTTTATAATTATGATATTCTTATTAAACCTGGCACTAATTTATTTACTACGCCATCAACATTGTCTCCTTATACAGAATTAGACATTAATAATACAACATTTGCTAATTGTGGTGCGGCTTCTTTTACAATACCATATTTTGCAGATAAAGTATTTCAATTAGATGATAATGTTCCTTCAACACAAACAGTTCATTATTTGTGTACATGGTTAAGTGGGGCTCCAGATTCAAATAACAAAATATGGATGGATCGCTATTATTACCCAGACCGTGTTTCTAAATATGAAGCATTAAATGCAACGCTTCCTTGTGCTGTTTATGCAAATGAAAATGATTACATTGAACAATATATTGCTGCAACAACAGGACTTGCAGAAGCATTAAAAGCTGAACCGTTCTTTGACAAAGCATCAATTCTTAAAATACAACCCAATAAGAGATATATTTATGATCGAATTAGCGTTGAACCAACAATTGAAACAGTAAATTACTGCGAATTATTTGATAAAAATGTCATTAACTATTTTACAAAAATAAACGAAACAAGTAAATTTACATTAGCGTTTAGATTTACAACAAATGAAGACGAGTTTACAATTCAAACATTAACAAATGAGTTTGGAAATCAATTTACATTAACAAAAGAATTTAATGTGCTCACAATTACATTTTCATTATTTGATGATTCACTAAATGAATTACAAACAATAACAAGACAATATACATTATCAAAATATAATCAAGAATCTATTGTTTTATCTTTTAATGGATTTACAGGTAATTTTTATATTATTCTTGGAGAAGACGTTGAAGAAAAAATAAAAGTAGGCACATTAAAATATGCCAATAAACAGATATTTTCTGGGGATTTTTATTTAACATACAATACAACATCTACAAATATTATTGACTATATGCAATTACCAACATATGGTTTTTGTAAAAATGTATATCTCGTAAATACAAGTTATACACGTAATACACTATTAGCTATTAAACGTTCTATATTAACTGAAACTATTGACGACATTTACATCACTGTACCATGTGGTCAACGCAATGAAATTGATACAATAGAAATTTATAATAATTTGTCACTCAATACAAAAGCAAAATCAAATTACATTAATATAGATGTGCAAAACATCGATGTTGATACAGAATTGCAAACAGAATTAACTGCATTAATTAATTCTGTTAAGAAAGATGTATTACCAGCTGGGACTGTTGTTAATAACATAACATATAATGATTACAAATAATTTATATTACAAACACACAATTGGAAACGCGTTTACACTAAGCGGTGTAAATTATACTGGATTTTTTAATATTCAAAACGACGGTTCTGTGTGGACTGGTACAAACAAAAAAACAACATCACAACAATTATCAACTGTTGATACACTATTATCCGAATTTTATGTAAACAAAAATCATTTTAATCGCAGTCCTATCATTCCTTATTCGTTGTCTGCTATTAATATGCCAATTAATGAAATTCTCACAAAATTGCAATTGCAAAAAATTGCACAACAATTAAAAAACAATAATTTATTATTGTTTCAACAATCGGTTATTTTTAATAAATTAGCAGATTTCAGTAATTGTGTTTTTTATGGTTTATCTTCGTCAGAATATTCTGGAGGAAGTGCTGTATCGTTGATTGGACGAAGAGAATACATGCAAACAGAACCATTTTCTTATTCACCGGAATGGTCATTTCTTGAAACAGCTGTAGATTATTCATTTGTACCAAAAACTGATGGTATTACTATCTTTCTAACAACTTCTTCTAATTCTTATATGCTTTCTGCGGCTTATGATGTTGGTTCTGAATTAAAAATAATTTCAGATGATATAGGTGTCGTACCTAATACAAAATTGTTTGCTTATGAAAATAGTCTATTAGCACTTGATTCTGATTATATCTATTCCTATCAATACAAAGGAGATAGATGTAATTCTTTTGTATTAAAAGATAAAATTCGAAACACCTTTGGTGAATTTATTAAGTTCACAACAGGTAATAATTACAGAGGATTTGTTTCCAATGAAAAAATTCAGATATATAATCGTTATAATTGGGAACCGGTAAAAACCTATCATTTATCTAGTTTTAGCATTAGTTCATTTTCTGCAATCGATATTGACCCAATTAATGATAATCTTATCATTGCTTCGTCTAATGCATTGTTTACTGTTAATTTAAGAGAAGATATAAATACCATATACAAAACAGATATTGTAACAAATACAACTATTAAAGATGCATTATTTACAAGATATGATTGTGATTTATTTTATGTAATATATGATAATAAAATAGAAATAAGGTCTTTATCAAATCCGAAATATCCAATTGGTATTATTGATGAGAACAATTATCAATTATTATATCCACAAAAATATATTTGGAATTTAATTCATCAAAAGTGGGAAAAAACAAATTTCAAATGGAATACAAATGGATTAAGATCTAATAATTTTGCAACATTATTATCTCCAAAATTTTACTTTAATGAAAATGATAATAAATTAACATTGGTTTTATATAATTATGGCCGTATTTATATTACACAAAATTCAGTATCTCAATTACATAATACATTATTTGATGTCAATATAACAACTAAAACCATTGCAGATTTGTTAGATAGTAAATCATATGTAGCACTACATCTAAATGAAATTTTTGGTAAATTATTGGACGAATTATTATATGTTATAAATTCATTCGATAAAGATTATAAAGTTCAAACAAAAAATCTAATACCATATCTTGATGGGTATGAGAAAATTTTGACAGAAATTGCATTTTTTGCAAATGATTATTTCTTTCATGAAAATGAAGAATTGAATTCTATTTCATTTTATAGAGTGGTGCAAAACTTATATAACTTACAAGAGGCTATTTTTAATGCACTACAACGATATACTACAGAAAATACCATTAGCTGGGAACAATTAACAATAGCAGACTAAGGATTTAACCCTAAATAATTTTATCAATGCCAAATATTTCCATTATTAAATTAAAGATTCGCCGTGGAACAGACACTCAACGCAAAACAGTTGTTCTAAATCAAGGCGAATTGGGTTATACAATTGATACAAATCGATTGTTTGTAGGAACAGGTACACTAAGCGGGGGTCTTGCAGCGTCTAATAAGTTTCTTGGTGTTTATTCTAATTATAGTACACTATCTACAATTAATGCACAACAAGGAGATACAGCAGTTGCAAAAAATATCCTTTATGCTCTAAGCGGGACGGATTATTCAAATATTGTAAATTGGAAATCAATACATCCTGTTTATTCTAACTTATTTACATATGATGTTAATAATAACGTCACTATTGCAAATAATTCATTAACATTTACACAAATTAATTCTTCTATTGCAGGGAACGGCCTTCAAGTAAGTGGTGGGTTGCTTACCTTAAATGTAAATCCATCATATTTTGATATATCTGGTTCCCAATTAGTATTGGCGAGCAATTCTGTTTCAGCAACAAATATTGCTAGTTCCACAATAGGTAATGGATTACAAGGTGGTGGAGGATCACAAATTACATTGAATGTAAGTCCAAGTTCCTTTGGGTTTAATTCGGGACAATTACAATTAACAGCGATTCCTGATAATTCTATTGTTTATACATCATTTAATTCAAATGCTATTGGTGATGGTTTGCAATTAAACGGAATTACAACTAAATTAGAAACTATTTTAACAGATACAGATGAAAGCACATTGACAAAAGATGCTAATGGAGTTGTTTCAATGTATGAAATTAATGTTTCAGATATTGATAATGATCTTGCAACATATTATGTTGATGCTTTTGGGCGTGTAATTAGTTATAGACCAACAATTTCTACAATATTAACTGGTGGAAATACTATAACTGGTTCATTTTCACATTTAGGTTCTCCTGATCAAGTAACATTAAGCACTGTACCACCAAATGCTACAGTTATTGAAACTCTTTCTAGTAACGGTTCTTCTTCTATAACTGTATATTTATCTTCTGCAGGGTTTATTGCTTTTAATGCAAATGTATCATCAGATGCAAAAACAATAGACCGCTTTGCAATACCAATTTTTTCATTCTAATCTTAAATATAATTAAATGCCAAATTCAATTGAAATTTTTGAAAATACACTGTTAAAATTAGTTGTCCGTAGGGGCTCAGATTCAGAGCGTCGTTCAATTGTTTTAACAGAAGGAGAGTTGGGATATTCGACAGATATAAAGAGATTGTTTGTTGGTGATGGTGTAACTGCGGGTGGTAGTGTCACAGGAAATAAATATCTTGGAAGCAATGCAGATGTTACGACGTTTACAAATGCAATTGTCGGTGATTATGCACATGATACAGACAATAATAGAATTTATATTTTAGAAACTCATCCACCAACAAATATTAATAACTGGAGACATGTTGCTTCATTATATACAGCTGGTGATAATACAATTCGTATTACAAATGACCAAGTATTTGTTAATGTAATATCCGCAGGAAATCTTGATCCTAACATTTTTGATAGTTTTGTTTTAAGTGGTGCAAGTATAAACATTGGAACAGATATCTATGTTGATTCTGTAAACGCTCTTAATACAACAACTTTAACGCTTAGTGCACCAAGTTTAGTTAAAACAGATTCACTAAGTGCACAACTACCAGCTAATTTAATCATAAATAGTCAGGGTTATAAATGGCCTGCTTCCGTAAATAGTGGTGTTTTATCAAGTGGTTCAAGCGGCACACTAAGATGGGCACCAATTAGTGCGTTAAGTGCTGAATTAACATTAACAGCTACAATTGATGGTGGCACAGTTTTATTCACTAATCCATTAACCATTTATAATGATACAACATCTTCAAGTAATGAATTAATATCGTTTGATGTTTACCCTAATTTTACTAATTCGGCTTCTGCATCTTTAGGTCAATCTGTTGTTGCTAATGCAAAAGGATTGATAATTGATTATAATATAAGAAGAGCGTCCACATTTTTTCCTGTTGAATGTTTATTGACATATGCACCAACATTATTAAATCTTGGTTCAACTGGTGTATTAGCTTCAACTGAATATATGTTGGCGCGCGGTACAAGCGCATTTTTATATAGCCCACTTTGCGTTGGTGGCCAAGCAACATTGCCACTAAGTTCTATTTCTGGTGAAATAAAAGGACATATGAGATGCTATGCTGGTGGCGCTTTTGCTGGTGAAAGTTCAACATGTGATTTGACAATTCGGGCGGTTGGTTATACATATTAATGTGAGCACACCAAAAGAAATTGTCGTTGAGGGCATAACTGAAGAAGATATTATTTTCATTTATAATACTTTACAAAAAGTAAAGGTTTCAGCTGCTGATCATGAAAATTATTTCAAGTTATTGGAAGTGTGTTCCAAACTAAAAGAAATGGTTAACTACTTTAGCTCAACCAATTAAATATTTTTATGGCGTTTCCATCAGATATTGCATTACCTGCTAATGCAAAATATTTTAGTTATATTGAATCGGTAAAAAGATATAATACAAATTATGATGTTGTATGGTCTTTTCAATTTGCTATATCTTCTGGAAATCCAAATGCACAATATATTTTAACAACATTTCTTACAAATACTCCATATTTAACTGCTTATCCTGCGCAATATGGCGGATATAGTACTAATATGAATGGTGTTTATTTAAGAGATGAAACAGGAGATTTTCTTTTAACAGATACATATGAAAGATATCTTTTAGAAGAAGCTTGTGTTGGATTAGATTATTTGTTAACAGAAGATGGTGAAATTTTATTAACAGAAGACGGTATACCATTTATTGGAGATGATATTAGTTGTAATCCATCTGGATTATTAGGAATTGCAATAGATACAACTGGTCTTTTCGCTCTGTCTTCAACACTTAGAGATGGTGTTACATATAATAATGTTAAGCCTTACAGTTTAATTGTTAGGAATGATTTTGATAATGTTCTTTATAATGAACAATTATCTTCAATAAACAGTGATTTCTTCTTTTTATCCTCGCAAGCAAATTATCAAACAATAAGAGTTCGTACTGCTAATAAAGGCAATCTCTTATATATTGATTATAAATCACCTACAGCTACAACATATACATTATTAACATCTTTTGCTATCGATTTATATACACAAGATAATAGTTATGCATATATTGGTGTTTCATTTTCTTCACCGGTATCATCTTCAACAATGGCACCAGTAACATTATACATGAAAAACTTTCACATTGAGGGCAATTCTGCTTTAGATATTGCATATGAAGATTTAAATTATTCACCCTTATACACTTGTAGTTAATTATGGCATTTACTATTATTTCTGCAGATTTCAAAATTAATGGCGTTACTGTAGTAACAGCAGATGCCCCAGTTACTGTAACCTTTTCATTAACTATTTCTGGTTATGGTGGGACAGGCACCGCTTATATTGATTTGGGGGACGGAGAAACACTAGACGGAGAAATACTAGAGATTGGTAACTTTGACGGATCAGGCACCGTCCTTAGTGGGAAATATACATATAATACACCTGGTGTATATATAGCTTTTCCTTTTTATATTGATGATGATAGACTCCCTACTTGGGAGTTTGGACCCAAACTCCCAATTTTAAATTGGGAGTTTGGATCGTTTTTATATGGGACAATTATTGTTGAAACACCAAGCACTACACCAAGCACTACACCAAGCACTACACCAAGCACTACACCAAGCACTACTCCTGCGCCGCCTAGTTTAATTGTAACAAAAGCTGCCAATGAAGAATTGGGAGAACAAGAATTTGAAATTAGTGTTGTAGATGTTGCAAATAGTCGCACCCTTAACATTTTTAATTTAAAACAAGGTGAATCAAGAGCTGTTGATGCTGCTTATTTTCCAATAGGCACAAATATGAAAATAACAGAAACCCCAATTGCGGGTTTCTATGTTGATACAATTTCAGTATATGATGGTAATGGTGCAAGTATACAGAATAATACAAACACAGTAACAATTGAATTGGGTACATTAACAAATTCTGTTACATTTTCCAATACACTTTCATCTCCATCTTTGTCTTCTTTAAGATTAGTTGTTCAAAAAGAAGAAAATGAAGAGTTGGGTGATCAATATTTCCAATACCTTGTAACAGACCCTGAAACAACTGATACAATTGCTGCATTTAATTTAAGACAAGGGGAACAATACTTCATTAATTTACCCAATTATAGTATTGGGGATATCATTCAAGTAAAAGAATTTATTAATGTAACAAATACTGCTTGGTTTGAAAAAGCAGAAGTTTTTGACAACGGAGAAATTCGTACTGAATTAACACCATTTGTTAATGTCGAATTGGGGGAAATAACTAATACTGTAACTTATTTTAATACGATTTCTTCCCCCCCTTTATCTTCCTTAAGATTATTTGTATATAAACAACCAAACAATGATTTACAAAATGAAATTTTCCAATATACTGTAACTGATTCAAAAACAGGAAACGTTATTGATAATTTTAATTTAACACCAAGCAATTTTCATGCTGTCGATGTTTCAGGATATCAAGTGGGTGATAAATTACAAGTAACAGAAACAATCCCCAATTTGCCAATTGTTTGTAAATCTCTTGAAGTCATTGATAAAAATGGTTGGCGACGACTAAATCAAAACAGTGTTGAAGTTACATTAGATGTAATAACCAATTCTGTTTTCTTTACTAATGATACTATTACTACAACAACCCCTCCACCAACAGGACCGCCTATAATTCAAATTGTAAAGCAACAATCAAGTAGTAGTACTTCTCAAGTGGGTAGTTCTCGTTTTATGGTTGATAATAGAACTAATTTCTATTTGAAACCTGAAGAATCAATTATTATTGATAACAATTATTTTGATAGTATTACAGGAGAATTAAAAACAAGAACTGTAGGAACACTATTAATTGTTGTAGAATACCCCGAAACAAATATTGATGTTGAAAAAGTCACTATTGAAAATGCAAATGATACAATAACATATACTAATACACAAGCAATTATAACAGCATTAACACAAGGTTTAAATAAAATTACATTTTATAATACAAATAGTTGTGACTCTTGTTTACCAGCACCAACACTTCATTCAAATACAGCAATTCGTCCTACAACAACTACTGTTACAACACAACCACCAAGAACTACACCAGGACCAATAGATATATTTTCTCCTGTAATTGACATAACAACCACGACACCAACAACAACACCTGCACCAACAACAACTCCAGCCCCAATACCACGACAGGGAATAACAACAACCCCCAATCCGTGTGATACCTCTGCTTGCAAAACATTGAAATTCTAGTATCTATTTCATGGCAAAGTTAACGATTGGGATGCCAACATATGATGATTATGATGGTGTTTTCTTTACATTACAAGCATTGCGCATGTATCATTCCGAATGTGCAAATGATTTAAAGTTTCTTGTTATTGATAATAACCCGACAAGCCCACATGGTGTTGCTCTTAAAAATTATATTGTTAATTGGGCATCAATATCACAAAATGTTGAATATGTTCCTTTTACAGAATACAAATCAACAACAATAAAAAACAAAGTATTTGAATATGCAACAACACCTTATGTAATGTGTATTGATTGCCACATATTAATTGTTCCTGGCGCTATTAAAAAATTAATTGAATTCTTTGATGCTGGATTGGATAAAGGAAATCTGCTTCAAGGCCCCCTCTTATATGATGATTTAAAAAGTATTAGCACACATTTTGACTTAATTTGGAATGATAATATGTGGGGTACATGGAGTACTGATAAAAGAGGTCTTGATGAAAATGCTGAACCTTTCGAAATACCCGCACAAGGAATGGGATTATTTGCATGTAGAAGACACGCTTGGCTTGGTTTTAATTCAGCATTTAGGGGATTTGGAGGAGAAGAAGGATACATTCACAAAAAATATATTAAAATGGGTAGAAAAACATTATGTCTTCCATTTTTAAGATGGATGCATCGATTTAATCGCCCTAGTGGCACACCATATCCACTGTTTTTAGAAGACCGTTTTCGTAATTACTTAATTGGGTTTTCTGAATTACAAATAGATACAGATGAAGTATTCAAACATTTCAAAGGAAAACTACCAGCAAAACGTGTAAAAGAAATAAAACAAGAATTAGGTATGATGTAAATGATGATACTCAATACACATATTGTGTCTCATAGATGGAAATCTTTCATCAATATACTTCTGAATTGCGAGGGGTTTTATCCATTGGTTTGTATTTAAAACCTTTAGTTCTTGCGCTTTTTGAGATATAATTTCAACTGCTTCAACAAGACACGCCCATCTTGAAAATTCATCTAAATCCATACTATATGGCTTATTTTTTTTAAGTTTAAATTTTATATTCTGATTCATCTTGTATATTATCTGAAAGTTCCCTTTCTTTTTGAGCTTCGGCTTGTGCTTGTAATTCAGAAAATATTCGTTCTGCGCTTATTGGATTTGTTATTAATACTGGTGTTAAGTCGATATTTACACGAAATTGATTTTTACATTCAGGACAATCAAAAATATTATCACCTGTAACAAAAAGAACTTCCTTTGCTGTATATTTTCCACAAGGGCATTCCACTAATGCTGTTTGTTGTTCTAATATTTTTTCAATTTCTTCAGAATTATTGCGATTTAAACGTTCCAATTTAAAATATTGATGTGTAAGCCACAAATATATTAAAATAAACTGTGTAACTACTGCTAAACAAAATCCTGACCAAAATGTTAATAATTCCTTTAATCCATATGCTATTCCGGCACTTAATAATAAAAGGACAAATATTGCAACAAATATGCTTTTCACTAATAATATTATAAGTTAAATTCCCAAATTGTCAAGCTCTTGAGGTAAACTAATGATTAATTCATTAATTTTATCAATTTTTTGTTGTAACATTTCAATGGCTTTCTTATTAATAATGGGGTTCCGTTTAGCTTGATCTAATAAGCTATAAACTTGAGCAAGAGAAGTGAACGCGTTGCTTAATACCTGTGTTAATTGGTCTAGTGGAAATACTAAAATCTTAGGAGCTTTTGTAAGTTTATCTTCATCCGCATAATGTCTTTCTTGGTTTCTTACTTCTAAATCATAGTTTATTTCCTTTGGCATCAAGGCAGATTGATAAGGATTTGATGTATTAATCATATAATTATTTAACTATTTCGATAAATAATTTTATGAATACATTTCGTTCTAAGTTTGTTAAATTGCTTGAAGCTTCTGATGAAGATATTGAAAGAGCCGCTATGGAGTCTCAATTAGACCAAGAAACAGATCCAACTGATTTTGATATGAAAGATGCTCCTTCAGGGACAGCTCAAGACGACCCATCTGTTGCTGTTGCACAAGCGCATGCAAATATGGAGCAACAAATGGTAAATCAACTTAAAGAATGGATCGACAGAACAACAGAATTTCTAGAATTTTTAAATAGTGATACACCTCAATCAATTCAGACAATTCTTTCAAAAGCGGAACCTGAAACAATAATGGATCGTGTAAAACAGTCTCAACAAACAAAAATTGCAAGATGTGCTGCAGAATTAGCAGCATTTAGAGAATCTATGTTAGGATTCCTTGCACAATCGGGCAATGCCCATTTGAAATATGTAGGTTTTTTGTTAGGAGGATTTTTAACATTTCTGTCATTACCTGTTGTAAATCAAGCATTTACATATTTGGTTTAATCGTTCATATTGCTAATGGCTATTTCAAGTCTAGATTGGTTGCTTGTTAATAGTTTCCAATAAAACTAAGCCTTCTAATCCATTAAATGTATTTTTTAGAATAAAATCTGGTATTATTTCATCTTTTTTAGCAAAAACGCACAATTCATTGATGTCTTTGAACTTTTGGCCGAGTGTTTTAGGCCAAATAAAGACATTTTCACCTATTTCAAGTAGATTTTTTGTCTTTACATAGCTTGTTTTATCGATATGTTGTGAATCAAATATCCATATCTTATTAAGAAACTTTAAAGTTGTGTTAAATTGCTGTGATTGGCGTGTTGTAAGTGTATTTGAACCTTTATTTATACCCGCTAATGCAACACTATTACGAATAAAAAACGCATCAAATGGCCCTTCTAATATAAAAACATATTTTTGATTAAAATCTATATTGTCTATGTTAAATAATGTCTTATTACTGTTTAATTTCGAATAATAGGTGATATTTGAACCATCGTTTTCTAGGAAAACACGTGTTTGATAGAATTCTATGTCTTTATTTTCATTAAAAAATGGAATTATAATACGATTTTTTTGATATTTATCATCAAGAGAAATATATAATGCGGGTGGTTTATTGATTGCCGTATCTAAACGACGTTTTTTGATATATTCAAGTGCTTGTAATACTATTGAATTATCTTTAAAATATGCAACTTGTGCAGGATCAAATAAATTTATACTGTTTTTTGGAAGAGTATCTACTTCTAATTGTTTCAAAATAGGTTCTTCCTTTAATATATCTTCAAAATTATCACAAGTATTATTAATTTCCTCCTTGATTTGGCTGGGAAGCAGCCCCGTTATTTGTGAAATCCACTTGATTGGCTTGCTTGACCACCCACAATTATGACAATATATTATGTTTTTTTCAGGAATAAAGTAGCACCTCTTCTTTTTACGAAGGCTTTTACCTTCTCTACATATAGGACATGCACATTGATATGTGTTATTAAATGAATTATATTGGGGATAGAAGCCTAGTTCAAAGAATTTGGATATGTAATATTGCTCATGTGTCATGAAAAGAGAGATTTTAACTTGATCTTCATAAAAAACATATTATACCATGAATCTTTTTGTTTTAAAATGGAATTTAATTCATATTTTTCACAGAAATTAAGAAATTCGTTCCAATTTAACTGGGGTTCTTGAGTAAATTGTTCTTCATAATGTGCTATTTCTGCAGAATCTTTGAAACATTTATCTAAATCCAAGATATTTTTATTAAATTCCACGATTTTCAGGGCTTCTTCAGTCAATTTAAGATCTCCCTCGAAGTATTTTTTGATTTTTACCGGCCCCATACCATTTACACCAGGAACATTATCAGATTTATCACCTAAAAGACATTTATATAAGAGAAATTGCACCGGTTTTACACCACATTCCTTTTCAAAATTGTCAATTGTTATTTCTTTTTTGGTAATAGCACTAAAAAATATAACATCTTCATTAACTAACTGTAAAAGGTCCTTATCAACAGAAATGATAACCTTTTTTCCTTGCAATTTCTTCGAAAGAAATGCAATTGCATCATCTGCTTCCATTTGTAATGGATAAAAATTCCGAATTCCAAGATGTTTAAATGCAATTTTCAATTCATTATTATTTGAATATACATCATTATTATATTCTTTATTACGAGTTCCTTTATATTCGGGTAAAAGCTCTTGTCTAAATGTCGGTTTGTATATTTTTCTTTCATCCCAGCATACCCAAATGGTTTCTGGATCATATAAGCTCGCATAATGATATATAGCTCTTAGTGTAAAGAGTATATGCAACGGAGTAATATTATTTTTATCTTTTCCATTCTGCGTTGCCTGCCAATATGTTCGATGTATTAAGTTATTAGCATCTATCAGGAGATTAAACTTATTCATTATACATTATAATAACATAGTTCCCTTCAAAAGGAAAGGATGCTAATTATAATTCTTCTCCTGTGTATCCTTGGCGTGCCATATATGCAGGAACAAACTTTAATAGTAAAGATACAAGAGAACTTGCGTCTTTCATATTTTTTGCATAAGACATTGTATGCGGATTCCCGTGCAAATCAAATCCTAAAATTATAAAACAATCTAAAAATTCATTAATAGAATTAATGAGCGCATTATCAACGTCAATTTGCTGATTACGTTTGCGATTAACCTCAACAATTTTTTCTTTTAGAGCATCTTCGATTAGTTGTTTAATTTGTTCCTTTTCGAATGATGTTGTTGTTTCATTTTTGCTGGGAATATCTGAATTCTCGCCCATTATACTATTATTTAGGGTCTTTATAGAATTCATCACTATTTGTTATTTGTTCCACACCCCTTTCAAGAAGAGTTAATACAATAACTTCCATAGAAGAAGTTTTAAGAGAATAATTTTTTGGAAAAAGTCTTCCGCCATCATTAAATTCGAACATTTTTTCCCCATGAAAGTCTTTATTTTCATAACAGGTTATAAAAATATTTGCTTTGGATGGGTCAACCAAGACAGTCCATTTCCTTGGGTCTATTGTATCATATTTAGACCAGATTTTTATTGCAGCAAATTTATTATCCCGTATGCGTTTAAGAAAATATCCCAAAGTTGTAATTTTATTTTTTTGCATTAGTTAATAAGTGTTGTTAAAATATAATTTAATTTAATATCTTCTGTTTCGGAACTCAACATAATAATTCCATATTGTGTATTGAAACTCAATGATATTGTGTCACTGATAACATTAATAAGACGAAGATTATCAAAGTTAACAGCTAGCGGTTCAATATTAAAATCTACATTTTCTTTAATACATGTAGTAATTGAATCTGTATTTTTAATGGTTTTATCAGTTAATTCCACATAAAAATTATTATTTTCTGTGTAGAAATATATTTTATTAGTTGTTGTTGCAAATGAACTGCATTTTATTAATGATGCAAATGTAGATTTACTAATGTCTATGTTATAATTAAACCTAAAAGCTTCTATTTTTTCGGTATTTAATGGTGGTTCACTTAAAATACCATCTTCAAGCAAATGATATTTAAATTTAATACCATTGCCTTGATAATACAAATGATTTGGGTGTATTTGAAGTGTAATTTCGGTTTCATTTATACTATCAATAGCTCTTGCAAGTTTGCGACAATCAGGAATGTTCAAACGAGATAAAATGTCTGTATCTGTTACATATTTTGAATACAAGAAAAGAGTATTATCTTCAGATACTGATATTGCATAAATTGGTTTTTGTAATTTAAGAATAAATGCATCATTAATTTTAGAATTCGCATCAAGAAAAGATGCAAAAGTTTGCTTATTGAGTGTCAGCTGTTGCATTCTTTTGAAGTAATTCAATTATTTTATCTAATCGTTCAATGATTTGGTCTAATTTATCCACATTTAATGGTGTGGATAAATTTGGTGGCATTGGAATAAGTTCTGGCACAGGAGCATATTGAGGACCAGGAACAAACGGATCTGGTTGAGGTGTATATGTAGGTGAAGAAACATGAGGTACTTGAACAGCTCCAAGAGTTTGTTCAAGTACCGTTTTGATATTTTCAGCAGTTGGAGCAAGATAATTAGATTTACTTGTAATAGATTGATCTATTTGTTTAGTATCCCCAAATGTTGTCCCAATAAATTGTATTAAAGCTTGTTGTTCCTCTTTTGTCATTTTACAAATCTTTTAGGAGATTTTCCAAATCTTCATCAATTGTTTGTTCTTCTTCTGTTGTTACAGCGGTTTCTTCAAAATCCGGAACCTCATCAGTAACTTCTTCATTTTTTGGTTTTGTAGTAACTGGTTTATTTTTTGTTACTACTTCTTCTTCAACATAATAGTGTTCTTGAAGCATTTCTTCAAGTTCTTCATATGCTTTAATAGGAAATAGTTTATCTAGTTCAAAACATTGATCCAAAATTTCTTCTTGTTCTTCTTTTGAAAGTTTGAGTTTTGTTGCTGTTGTGAAATAAGAGTTGGCATATGTGGGCCAATCACCTTGTTGGACACTCTTGATTTTAAATGTGGCACCTTCAGCACTAAGATCAAAAATTTTTGCTCCAAATTCTTCCGATCTTTCACCTTCAATAGCTTGCATGATAATATTTTGAATTTGTTTACCATAGCGCAGAATCTTCACTTTTCCATTATTTTCAGGATTTGTAGGATCATCAATTACATAGACATTAACAAGCCATTTTTCTTGTCGTTTGACGGCCCCCATCTTTTTCTTTTCATCTTCTGTACCAGTTTTCCAGATGCGATATCTCGTTTCCGCAATCGGATCTCTTTCACCCCATGTATTGGGTGAAATCGCACTAACATATTGACCAGTTGCATAAGAAATCCACCCATGTTGGAAATAATGGAAAAAGGTCTTCGAAGGGTCTTTAATAAATGGAAGTAACCTTAATGTATAAGTTTTTCCTACTTCGAGTTTCAGAATGTCATCATAGTTAGTTTCAGTTGATTTGGTATTATTTAGTGCTTCTTTGATTGATTGGAACATTGTGTTATTTAATGTAGTCATATTCTTATTATATTATTGGTTATTGGTAATTTCAAGTTTTTTGTCAACGATTTTTAATGCACGTTTGAGGAACTTCTTAAGTTTTGTAGATTTTATATATTTATTATATGTTTTATTGTATTTATCACAAAAATCTGTAATAAAAAATTCTAAAATATCTGTTTTATGGCAAAAAATTGCTGATGTGTTATCTAATGCATGCAAAATATAAAAATTAATATTGCGTTTTTTGAGGTGTTGCAAAAATGAAGGCATAGTTCCAATACAATGTGTTAAATAATCATTTGTTTGTATTTTATGAACATTACAAAAATTAAATAAAAATTTAATAGCTTGTTTTGTTTCTTGAATAGTATCATCAGAATCGGCATTTTGTTTCATCTTTTCTGTTTGATATAAATTCCAAAATTTTACCGCTTTTAATGTTAAAAAATGCTTTAAATCAAAATATTCATTAGGATGAAAATAATAAGAGGCATAAAAATACTCTTCAAATGTTATATAATCGTATTTTCCAAAAAATACACCCAATTTATGTAGGGTTATTATCTTTTCATTATCCAATTTGGAAAAATCCTTACGTGGACGCCATGGTTTACTTTGTATTTTACGACTTGCCTTTAAATGAGCATTATAAATTTGTTTATGAATCTCATTTAATTGGGGATTTTCGGTTTGCATTTAAAAATTTTGTTATATATTTGCTTGTTGTAAGACTTGGTTCATAACTAAGAAAACATTTTACCATTTCTATATCTGAATCAATATTTAGAAGTTCTTTAAATATTGATCTTAGCTTAGGATTTTGCAATATCAAGAGAAAAACGTTTTGTATTGATATATGTTTATCTTCAATTAACGCACAAAATGTACAAAAAGATAATAATAGATGCACAGATTCTCTATCAATAATATTAAATGAAGGGTCACTCATAATTTTTTAAGAATTTTTGTGAAATTAAGGAATGTATCGGTTAATTTTCCCCCCGCAGCATGATTATGTCCGCCACCATTACATAATTTAGTTGCCCATTTGTCCAATTCAACATTGCAACTCAATTTTTTACGAAACGAGACTACTTTATATTTTACATTTATAATTATTGCAACATCAGCATCATATTTTTTAATTATTTGATGTGCAATTTCATTTATTGCAAAATCTGCTTGAACCGCTACTACTTTATTACCGTTTAATTCACCAACATATGGTTCAAGTCTGGACAATTGGTCTTTATATTTTTTAATATATAGACTAATCATATTTTGTTCTTGAATATTAAATTTTCGATGACCATCAATAAACGCTTCAATGAATTTTGCAATTTTAGGTGCATTATATGTTTTTGTAATAATATGGTAACATAGACTTTCTTTATGTTTTAGTGTATATGAATCATAATCGTTTGCAAATACTACAAGAGCTTTTTGTTGTGGTGTAAAATCTTTACATTTGGGATTCCAATCATATATTAACTTTGCTGCAGATGGCCCAATTTCAATGTGAGTTTTTGCATGAATATAACGCGGCCTTATTTCGCTGTGTGTTTTATGATGATCGAGAATAATAACATTTGGCAAATCAACTAATCTATATACATTATCTGGAACATAGATATCTGTAATGTATATAATGTCAAAAGATTTCAATTCTTTTTCTCGTTTCTTTATTGCTGATTCAAAATTACCTTCAAAAACTTCTTCAAATGTAATATCATCTTTTGGATGAAGCCATTTGATTATAAGAGCACTGACAATACCATCAAGATCATTATCAGTCCAAACTAATATTTTTTTACTCATTATTTTTAATAATTAATTTTTTATTTTGCATTTTCAACCGCTTAGAATATCTAGTGTATTTGCAATGTCTGAATTATCGTCTTCAAGTATTTCTTCAGATTGAGATATAGAAAGTGTTGAATAATCAATTTCCATTGCTTGTGTAATACCTCGTGGACCAAAACGATTTTTCATTAATCCCATGCGAATTATATTCAATTCTCTGTCTTCTTCTTTTTGATAAATAGAAATCATAACATCTGCTGAATGCGCTGTTCCCATACTTTCTGAGATGGTAGTTAAATCAGGATTATCTACACCATATCCGCTTCTTGTCAATTGGGATGCTGATATTATAGGACAAGAAAACAAATAAGACATCGCTCTTATTTGCTCTACTATATATTTTACCCTTTCATAAGAATTATTGCCAATTGGTGAATACAATAAATTCAAATAATCAATAACTATTGCATCAATTTTAATACCACTATCTATAACTTTCTTAATAAACGCTTGTATTTGCTTTGGTGTTATTGTAGAAGGTGGAAATTCTTTAATAAATAATTTACCATGCTTATCTTTTTCCTCCTTTAATAATTGTTTTAATGTTGGACCTTCTGTAGAAAAAGATTTTAGAGGTACTTTTGTTATATTAGCGCAAATTCTCTTTGAATAAAGTAATTCTGACATTTCTAATGATATTAATAATACATTTTTTCCTTTTCGTGCAATATTTGTTGCAATATTTCCAAGAAATATTGATTTGCCAATATTTGTTTCACCCGCAAATACATATAATGCTCTACCGTGTTCTGCCCAGCCACCTCCAAGAGCATCATCTAGCCATTCCCAATCTGTTGAAATTGTAGATTCAACTTTATTAAACTCTGAAATCAGATAATCCGCATCTTTGAATATTTCAATTCCAAAATTTGTTGATAAATCTATATTACAAGCCTTTTCAAATTTATCCAACATTACAGAAGTATCAGCATCCCCTTTTGATACTTCTTTTGCCAATTCAAGCATTGTATGATATACAGCTTTTTCTTTAAGAAATTGTTCAGTATTTGCATACAATTCTTCTGTATTATACTTTTTATCTAATGTTGTAAACGAATTTAGAAGAGATTTGAATTCATTTTGGTTTCCTTGTTCTACAATTTTTGCTTTTATTTCTGTTGCAGTAGGCAATACGTGTCTTTTATCATAGAATTCAGAAACAATTTGAAATATTAAAGCTGATGTTTTGTTAGTAAAGTATTCAGGTTTAATATAATCAGCTATAGACGCAAGATATGTTGAATTGGTAAGAGAATTGTAAACGAGTATTTTTTCAAAGACATCATGATTAAGAGACTGCGTCATAAATTAAAACATTATCTGGTAATACTTTGATTATATCATAAATTCTTGATTGGTCAAGTTTACCAAGACCTATTGCTGGATAATTTAAATGAAAAACTAGTTGAGGAAATTTTCTTGCAAATTTATCTAGTGCTTTTGTGCTTTTTCTAACAACATCATAAATTGCGGGTTGGTTATATTGTCTTTTTGTTTGAAAAGCAGCAATTACTTGATGTTTATTTATTGTTGCTGAAATTAAACCATAATCTCCACCACAAAATCTTGCAATTTTTTCACCAAGCAATAAATCCACACCTTTCCATGCATCTCTAACTTCTTTTGCAGCGCCTGCACCCATTACAAGAGCACCATTTGTTTTAATAACATTATTTGCAGTAAATAAATAGACATCGGGAGATTTCCATTTAATCTTATACTTCAATTTCTGTTGAATCAGGTGCATATTCGCGAGGTAATTCTAGAAAATATTTATCCCATTTTTCTTTTGTATAATCCCCTTTCATTAATGCAAATACGTGTCCATATATATGTCGCATTAAAATGTCGCATTTTTTTATTAAATCTTCTTTATCTTTTATTGATTCTAAATATAACCCTTTAAAAGTAAAAGAACATGTTAATAATGCTCTGAAAAATAAAGCATTAAAAATGGACAATTTCCTTGCACCTTCAGATGTTATATAATTATCTTCATATTCACTTAATGTATTATTTAGTGTATTATATTGAATTACCGTTTTAGCAGAGGCAGAAGATGATTTTTTATCTATTATTGGTAATTGTGCAAAAATATATGCTGGAATATTGTTTATAGCCAATGTATTTAAACATTCTTCTACAATTTTATGTTTTTCTTTGTCTTTTTCTGATAAATCTGTTGTAAGAATTCCACGCACTGTGTCTATGTCTTTTTGATTGTTTTCTCTTGTAGTTTGATTTGATAATTTCATAATATTATTTTGTTTTCCATTTATTTAAAAACCATCTTTCCCCTTCTTTCCATTCTTGTGTAAATTCTTTTAAACCATGTGATTGATGTGTTATCATAATATCACCTACACCTATTTTCAACCTATTTTTATGACAAGTTAAAACAAAATCTAAATCGTAAAAGTGGTATTTCGATGGGTTTGTTTCATCTGCTTTAATATCTTTTACTTTATCTACCCGCATTGCAAGAAATACACCATCTAATACAACAACACGATGTGGATAAATACCAAATGCGGTTATATGTTTTTTTGAATGAAGGTGGGAATGTGGATTTAAATCGTTTGAATAAATGTGCGTAACTGCTCCGTGTAAATTTTTTGAGCCAAATCCTCCACCCATTAAATGCCATAATGCGAGAGATTGTAATTTGATTTCACTTGCACCAGCAACACCAATGACATCGAAATCAAAATATCTACGGTCTAAATAGTTGGCTAAATCAACTGTATTGATATAAATGTCATCATGACAAATAACAAGCCAATCGTATTTTTCTTTATCTGCTTTTGCAATTAATTTATTATATACGACTGGTAGAGCAGTTTGATTATTTAGTGTAAAAAAATAATCAACTTCGTGTTTATCAATTTCTGCATGACGGATTATATCATTCAAAGAATGAACAACAAGTGTATCATTTTTGTGTGATTCTTTAGATATTGGGCAAATTAGTAATTTCATACAAAAATAAACGGCGAAGATGTTGAAAAAGTTCCTACCTTTCTCCACATTTTGGGTGTTTTTCTCAAAAGAATTCCTTCTTCAAGCAATTTATACCCCTTTCCTTTTAATGTGGAGAAACAACCTTTACTATTATAGTGTAATACGGAACCTTGTCGTGCTAAATACACATCATTTGTATCTTTATTTAAAATGCATAATGCAAATGTGCCTTCTAACATTGATAAAACATCAGTAATCACTTTTATTTGTGTATTAATATCATAAATTGGCTTACTTTCACAATGCATTTGTAATAAACTAAGAATTCTACTAGAATCCACAGGATTTTCATCCCAAGGGACATATTCTTTTAACTCTTTATCATTTGTAAGCACACCATTGTGTAATATTGCCCAATTTAATCCGCAAAATGGGTGTGATGTATCATATGCCCACTTACGTTTTGCAGAAGTTGGTGCTTGAACATGTCCAATATAATAATTTGCATCATTTGGTAAAGTTTGTTTTTCAAAATTAAATGATCCTTGTTTCTTTATTGTTTCTTGTCTATCATTATAAAGTAAAATCACACCAGAAGCAAAATTGCCTCTAGGCAAATTCACTTCGTAGAGTGTTTCGAATAGAGATAAATTATTTGACCCTATTATGGCACACATTTTCTAATACCTCCTTTGCTCTTATTGCCCATGGTGTATGTTTAAAATACGTCCAATGGTAAATTTCTTGTACTAATTTAGTTAGTTCGTAATTTTGTTTTTGCAATTTACGATTAGCATATTTTCTAATTAACCATTTCATAGATAAATGCGATGTTCTTTTGGAATTCTCCAGAAATAATTTATAACTCCTGTTGTTTTATGCTGAGCCAAGTATTTGGCTGATACTTGTTCACCTTCTACATCATAAAGTTGCTCTGCAGGTTTACGCTTTCGCTCTTTAATAATGCCATATTTTAGTAATGTTTTAGCGCCAAGTCTCTTTACTTTGAATAAATCAGCATTAGTTCTAAATGGTCTTGCAGCAATAATACATTTGGCAACTGTTTTACCAATGCCATCCATTTTTACCAGTTGTTTATACTCAAACTGATTGAAGTCTTTGTAAGATAATTGCATGTTTTTCATAAATATTTTATATGAGTTCCTTTAATATTTTATTTAATAGAGCACTAGCCCTTACCGAAGCAAGAAAATCATCATTGATGGCGGGAAATATTGGTGATCTTTGGTCAAAAACAAGATCTGCTCTAGATGCACAAGGGGTAAGTTCTGGTAATTACGAAATTATCAAATTCATGTGGCAATTGCTTAATAATGACGATTTGCAACCAACTGGTGCCATTTTATCTGATGAAGAAGTGAAGCAAATTAAAAAAGGCACTGGTCCTGGTGGAAAACGTAAGCTTCTTGTTGCTGCAATTAATGCTAAAAAGGAACAAATTGACCAAGTTACGAATTTTCAAGAACTTATTGATAAGCAAATGGAATTCTATGTAGACCGTGAAGCTATCAACCGCGGAACTGGTGAACAAGGAAGACAAGAACTTTATCAAAAACAAGCCGAAGCAAGAGCTGCAGCAAAAGAAGCTGCAAAAGAACTTAAACAAAAAGTAAAACAAGCAAAAGAAACACAAGGAGAAGAAGCAGCAGCAATTATTAATACAGCTATTGACGAAATTGATAATGGCCTGTCAACAGTATTTACGGATCTCCAATCAAGCCAAGAATTAGCTGCAGAAGATCCAACAACAATTCTTACAATTGAATTTGAAGAAGATGTAATTGGAGACCAAGAAACATTACAAGCTATTCAAAATTATCTTAGCAAGTTTATTAAGCCAGAAGATATTGAAGGGGAAATGACAGTTGAAGCTGGATTAATTGATGTTTCATTATTACCAACATCAAAAATTTCACAAATTGCAAAGAGAGATCCACAAAAAGTTGAAAGTGTTATTGCAACAGAACTTGAAAAAATTACTGGATTGGTTGTGATTGTATCAGTAATTCTGCCAAATACATATGAACCAATAGATATTGCAGCAGCAATAACACCAGGTAGTGAAGATGAAGAAACACCCGAAGAAGAAGAGAAGGAAGATGAAGAAACAGTTACAGAGGAAAAAACATCTTATACAAATCAATATCTAACAGAACAAACAGTAAAAGATAGCCATACACATAAATCTAAAGAAAATGTTGTTTCCAATAGACAACATATGAAACCCAAAACAATTCACCAAGCTATTGAATTAGCAAAATACGGGAGATAAAATATAAATAAATATATGAAAATGACAGAAACAGAAATTTTGGGAAAGTTATATGTAGAAAATATTATTGGTGGTTATGAATGGCAAAACGATTTAAATTTCATGGCATATATGATAAACCCGCCGCATTATGAAAATTTTTATAGATTCTTTAAAACAAAGGAAGAGGCAATAAATTGGGTAAAAAATCATAAATCAGAAGATGAATTTAATGCAGATGATAAATTTATTATATTACAAGTAGTAAGTGGTGTCATTTAAAGAGAATAATAATTATGATATACAAACACATAGAGAATAAACTATTAGCAGAAGCTTATAGTAAAATTGTAAAGGAGGGAAAATTAAAATCCGATCTTGAAATTGTAGATGAAGAGGAAGAATTTGAAGATGATAATGGATTACAACCAGAACAAGATTTTAATTCCCCAGAATATATTCAATCTCAATTTTATAAATTGAAAGCAGAATTAGAAGAAATACAAAAATTTCTTGATCAAGTAGATATGATGGAAAGAAAGCAAAGAGATGTCACAGAAATGTATAATGTATTTTTTAGAAAAATGAAACAACTAGGCCTTTTAGCAAAAAGAGCCAACAAACCCGCACCACCACTAACTGATGATGGATATGATTCATATGAATCATATCAGGGTGATAGCCATGGTTGGAGGTAAATCGGGCATAAATTATATAATATAATATATAAATTAACTTTTTAATAAAAAATAATAAAATTTTAGTAAAAAAGTAGACCAGTTTAGATAAATATAATTATGAGGGAAAATTATATTAAAATTTCTAAACTAGCAAAAGACTTAGGTGTTACTAAACAAACTATTTGGAATTGGAAATATAATGGCGATTTAGAATTTATTAAAGTAGGCAATTTAAATTGTGTCACTAAAGAAACCTATAACAATCTACTAGGAATTGAAAATAAGAAAAAAGAATCTGTTGTCATTTATTGTCGAGTTTCTTCTTCTGAAAATAAATCAAATATAGAAACACAAAAACAAAGACTTCTAAATTATTGTAATGCTAAAGGTTATCAAGTATCAAATGTAGTACAGGAATTTGGATCAGGAATTAATGATAAACGTCCTAAACTAGAAAAACTTTTAAAAGAACAAAACTTCACTAAATTAGTTGTTGAACATAAAGATCGTCTAACAAGAGTAGGATTTAATTATATAAACACTCTTCTAAATCACAATCAGATTGAAATCGAAGTTGTAAACCTAGCAGAAGACGACAAAAATGATTTGATTCAAGATTTTGTTTCCATCATTACGTCTTATTGTGCAAGAATATACGGAAATAGACGATCTAAAAGAAAAACAGAAAAATTAATAAAGGAGCTTGAAAGCAATGATTAGAAGCTCTAAGCACGTTTTAAAATATCAAACTCACACCAAGACTTTGGTTTTAGATCAAATTTTTGAAGATTATAAGCAACTAGTTCAGTCCTACATTGTTTTAATAAAAGCTAAAATTTTACCTTTAAAAACTAATTTGTCTTCTAAAGAACTACCAGACTCTTCAAAAATCAAACACTCACAATGGAAACAGGTTGCTTATGCTAATGCCTCTGAAATAGTCAGAAGCACTTTAAAAAAAGTTTCCTCTAAGACTTTTTCTAAATATAAAAAATTATATAGCAAATGTTTAAAGGAAAATAAACATAAAACATTCACTTCTAAAAGATATAGTGATTTAAACATAAACTTATTAAAAAGAGTCAAAGTGGACATCAAAAAAGTCTCTATAAACATTGATCAAAGATTAGTGGATTGCGAATTTGGAAAATATTTTGATGAATTTGTTAGAATTAAATCTCCGTATTTTAAAGA